GTCATAATGACAAGAAAAAAGAAAAGGAAAAAAGAAAAGGGACGTCTGATCCCAGCTAGAAGAGAGATAAATTAACTAATCATTAGGGAATTTAAACCCCTCCCAGCTGACAACGACCGGAATACATATTATCCATGTATGTATTCATGAAGAATATGTAGGATTCAAAGTTGAAATGTCTGAGGAAAGAATCCATAGAAAACCTCAGAGATATTGAAGAAACAAAGAGTATCTTCAAGATATAATAATGAACGAATATACAAGCATACGCTTAAATAAACGCTCAAAACGGTTTCTACACTCACGGGGAAAAGAAGCCGTAACAAAAACCCCGGAAGAATCAAAAGAAGTCAACCCGAAAAGGATTGTTGACCACCAACGCGGTTAACAACTCTTTCAACTTTGTTGACTGGATGAGTGGGAACTTTTGGTAATTCTTGATACAACTTCCTGAGCTGGTCGTTCGTAAATACGCCAAACAAGACGCATGAAACTACGGTGATCACCAGGATGAAGATCCGAGTAAAAGGGTGCTTGGATTTAGCGTAAACGTGCAATGATAACGAGTACACAAAGTACTCGAATATTGACCGTTGCGGAAACCCTAGCAAGAAGAGGGCGATGACCATACCGAAATATAACTGATGTTCTTTGCGAGCATCGGTTATAACAGGTATGAAAACCAGTGCGCCACACAACCTAAAGAAGTTGTTACGAGCCCACTCAATAACTGGGTTGTTCGGGAATTGTTGAGCTAAATCATCAAGTATGTCATGTGTACCAGCATCAATATGCATAGCAAATAGAACTAGTACACAGGCATACATGAGAAGTACATAAGGTTTCTGAATATACCTTAATAAAATTTGCTGGATGTCGGACAAAAGAGAAACAGAAGCGTTAGTCTTCAGCTTCTCACGTTTGTTCGACAAATTCAAAACTGATGCGCCTCTAAGAAAGCGTTGGTCCATCGTTATCGCGTTTTTCCACTTCAAAGAACTTCAACTTTTTCGGTTTCAAATTTTGCGATGAACTAGGATTCTTGCTTTCGATAGAAGAATCAAGTTCCTCAATAACAACACCACGCTCGGCGACCGTCTTTTTCTTGTCCTCTATCACACTGATAGCACTCTCATTCTTAATACTGGGAACAGCAGAATGACCAGTGGTAACCATACCGCGTGAAATGGATCTCTTAAGGTCAGCGTGCGACTTAGACATCAATGCCTTTTTATAACCAACTGTTATAGGTATGAGTCTAGGTTCATGCACCTTATAAAAGGATGGTCGCAATGAAAACGCTTCACGCCACAACAAAGTAAGTGTAAAAAATGTGATATGCCCACCACCAAGGTTCTCAGAGTGCTCAATCTCATAGGATATACCTAATCTTCTATGAGTCTCGTTTCCCCCAATAGAGATACGATCCTCATTCGGAATGGAATACCCAGTATTAAAGACCGCAATATGGGGACCAGAGGTAGAGCAAAGGACAGCTGTCTGATCATAAACAGCTTCCAAAGCGTTGCACGAATCAACCAACTTTAATGTAAGTGTGGCTGAAAACGCAACTTGTGGAACTATTATGATTACGATATCGGACATCTGCCTAAAGGATTCCATATCTCTCAAACCGGAGTCTTCAGCTTTCCGTCTAATGAAACCATTAAGACGAGAAATGAAATCATTAGGTGTTAAAAACCCGATACCAACTCTTTTAGAAGTTCTAAGACAGACAGATTTCGAAGATTTAAAAACACCTTCCTCATTATAGTCGGCTGTCAAAATGGATTCTAATTCAGCAAAGTCGTCAGCACCAACAGACACCATCTTCAATCAAAATCATGACGTAATGCCTTGATTTAGAAGGAAGACGCGACAGCATCTGAAATGCCGAAACAACAATTATTCTTCATAAATAATTTTATTATGAGATTTGAAACTGAACAAAGGATAAATCCCAAGTGACAGTAACAAGGTAAAAGACACAATAAAATTATAATAGAATCCATGACACACAGAAAAACTAGTCGGAAACAGCAGCCACCAATATTAAAGATGAACGATAAACAAGAAGATAATGCCCCGAGAAGGACACTAAAAATTGTTTCAAAACAAACCTTTAGTACATCATCGGCGAAAAACATCATAAGCTTCATGTACCACTCAGCTTCAGCTTTGACTAAGAAATATTTTGTGGATTTCAAAGTAACGCTAGAAGACGAATACGAATAAAACCCACGAAATAAAAATACATTATATCCGAATAGAACAGAATCGGAAAGACCGACAGGTATAAACCCGACTTTTCCTCCGAATGTTTTATTGAATAAAGTGAAAGTCGAAACAAGAGCTTCCTTCTTCTCGACAACTAAAGATAATTCGCAATGAGATAATATACGTGAAAGGTCAACTCCACTGTACCAACACCCATCCGAATTACAATTCAGTCGCTTTTGAAAATAAGTTTTCATGCTGAAATCATTATCATATCCATCGCGGTATCCCAAAAATAAGATGTAATCTCTACAAAATTTACTAGTGAGAAAATGTACTTCGTCGATTGTAACAACAATAATGTCATCAATGTAAGTTCCGGTGACACCATATCGAGAAAACCGCATTTTCTTGGACATAGCTACACCGCACTTAGATTCGACATTTATAGTATAGTTACCGACTAAATCGTCATATGTAGATGGATTATCTCTAAACCAGGCTGGGAAAGTCAAACCGGGTTCGTTGTCCGAAACACATATAACGCGAGCAAGTTTTTCTGTCTCTTCTTCAACAAGAGATGAAACAAAAATCGTTTGCAAGGAGTACCCACGTGGACATGAATCTTCCGCACCGTCATAACACAGAGGAATATGATTGTCACAGAGCGGGAAATAAAAAACGTAGTTACCAAAGTCAAAATCTGGTGAAAACTTTGACTCACTACAAAAACTATCACATGAAGTCCGATAATATGTAAACCCCAGAAAGTCGTCGAACACTTCGACACCTCTGGTATTTATGGGTGCAGCAGCTTCTATTTGTGGGGTATAAAACTTATCGGTCAACACGCTATCGTAAACTGATGAATTCAAACAAAATTCAAAACGGTAATTACCGTATGAAAGGTTGTAATTCTTACAGTCAAATAGTGCATCTTCATAAAAGCCCAGTCTGTTGGAAACTATACCCATGGATAAGGCAGTACGATCGCATTCGAAACCGCCGTAAACGTCATAGTCTCCAATAAACAAAGTAGAAACACTAAATGAAATGTTCTTACGATACCCTAAGCTTATGCAGTAATGATCATTGGCCGTAAATACATGACGTTCAACAACCTTGTTTACAGTATGTTCGGTACTGCATTCAGCTGGTAACAAAGAACAGCGCTTAGATGTACATCTCGGTGTAGGACCAAAGGTACCTAAGCTATCATAATTGTACGTGAGCAACCCTAAGGTTAGGTTCAGAAACGTGTACACGGTATAAAAATCCATTGTGTGAACTCATACCTTGATTTGTCTCCATAATAAGGAGTGGATCATTGATATGTATCTCTGTGTATTTACATATCAATGCAAGTACTGCTGCAACTCTATCGAAGCAGCAGTCCACTACATTAATACAGAAGACTCTTGGCACGCAAGAACCCTTACCTATTTACATATATACAAGAGTTACCAAACAAGATGGTAAAACTGAGAATCGACCGACGCCAGTTTATCTCAACACCGTTAAACGGTATAGCAATACTGAGAAGGACGGGAGATCAAGTCATCTCGAATATGTTAGGAAATAATACGGTTAAAATTTTAACCGATTATAGCCCACGTACTATACGTGAGAGAATCTAAAACGTCAATCAACATTGTGATAAACGTACAGATAATCTCAAACTAAGTGTGTGTAAATGCTCAAACCAAAATCGGCTGAGCGATACACAAAATATGAATAAATATCATTGCGACATATGAAATAGAGTATTCTGTCTTCAAAGGTGTGGGCATTCCAGGTACCACCAAATACAGTCCGGGCCGAGGCGCAGCTGTAACTGCCGATGAAGATTAAGAGTCGTCATATCCATAAAACCAAAGATAAAATTCAAAATCCATATGAGCAAATACCAATCTCATGTATGAAATCAGAGAATCGTCTTATCCATACCAAGAATGGTAAAGCTCAAATAAAAGAGAATCGTGACATGAATAAATACCACTATAATAATGAATTCAAAGGATCTGGCCTCAAAGGTGTGGGCATTCCAGGTACCACCAAATACAGTCCGGGCCGAAGCGTAGCTGTAACTGCCGATGAAGATAAGAGCCATCTCATTCATGTTAATCATGGTAAAACTCAAGTAACTAAACTCTAATAAATATAAACTACATAAACGAACTAGTACAAGCGCGGTACATCCCAGTATCCACTAAATGCATTTACGTCCGAAGTTCTACGTCCGGAGATCATGCAACACCTGTACAGTTCGTTTAGTGTTTACACAAAACTAATCAAGTACAGAAGTTGGTGATCCAGAAGGATCACTAAGGGTGTGCCGACGAACTCGCCCACGGAGTCTTCCTAAGAAGAAGCCCCTTGGTCTACATTCACCTTCACAATCCCAACATCTGCACGAAACTTCATGCAAAATGCTACATAGGTAGAGTCTAAAAATTTTTAGTCTATCTCCTGTAACATCAAAACAAACTCGACGAACATGATTAAGACAATCAATCTCGTCACATAAGAACACCCTACAAAAATTCTCCACTAAAAATGATAGTGAATCATGTTCGTATGAGGTGATCTCACAACCACATGTTAAAATCTGCGGTGCAAAAACAGGAGGATACCCTAAATCGTCACGGTCCAGCCAGCGATTTGAAGAATCCTCATGCATATTCAATATATAAAACTTTCGTAATATATAAGGGATAGCAAGTATTGTGAAATTACAATTCAACAATTGCACTGACACAAAATTCTTTTTAT